CGGGAATCTCTTTCACTGGGCCGAGGCCGTAGTAAAACATGTGCCCGCGCTCGTTAATCTTGTCGGCGCCGATTGACTGCACCTCGTCGGCAGTCATTACGGAAATATGGGCGTTCAGGACGCCCGCGTCGACATTGGGCACGTTCATGGTGCCGGCAAGCGGAAGTTCAGCGCCCGGCGCAACAAGGGCGTCGTACACGCCACGCACAAAGGCGTTCGGGACAGAAAGAAGCAGCCACCCGCTTTTGGCTAAATACAGGCGGCCGGCGAGCGGGTGATTGACGCTCGCTTGCTTATCAGAACGGCTCAGCCAGCCTAGCGCATTACCCTGCGCATACGCGGCGCATTTCTTTAGGCTGGTCGGCTCCCAGCCCGACGGGTCAAGTACGGAGAGGCCGTCCATGGCGGCACCACTACTTTGTCTGAGCGGATACAACTACCGTGTTCGTGGCGCGTGTATCGGCGTGACTGGAATTGGCCGAAGCAGCCGCCGCCAAAAAAAGGAGCCCCGCGCAAATTGCCGCGAAGACCCAAGACAAAAGACTTAGTTGATTACGGTAATGTTGGGGTATCGCGATCGCTTTCATGCTGCTCCCTTTCGTGGGTAATGGTAACACGAATGCCGGCGCCGGACAGTAACGAGATTAAAATGTCTGTTAGTGTTCCGCCACCCATCCCGGCTACAACACAGATGCCAATCAGGCCCGAAATGTTTTCTGCTTTTCTGTAGTTTTGATACCAAAGCAGCGAAATCGCTAAACCCATAAAACCGGCGTTTAGCATCGCGCTGATGATAGATAGTTTAGACAGTTTCCGGGCAAAGCGCAAAAGCGTTGCCAGCCCGGCAAAAGCCGAAACACCAAAGGCGCTAAAAAAGACCGCCAACGGCTCTGTTATTTCATTTAACATCGTTTAAACCGTTGGCGGGTAAAGATTTGTGTGCGTCGAGAATTCTCGCGATCCCCTTCCGCGAGTCCGTATCTCGATTAAAAATCGAGACTTTACGGCGACTTTCGAAGACAAAAAATTGTCTCGTGCGGCATTCGCCGTGCCTCCAATCGTGTTCTCGGCTAGTACCTGACCACGACACCAGCTGCAAAATAGACATCCCTGTCGTTCTACAGCCCTAACCAGTTGACCGCCACAACTAATTCTCGACGCACACGTATTTTAACAGTTTTATCGCGCAGCGATAAACCCGAATAAAACCGCTTTTGCCGGCCAAGTTGTCAACGAACGCAGACCACTACGCTTAGATATACTGCGCGGGTTGGTCACTGCATAGGCCGGCTGGCTCACAATTCTCAAGCCAGTCCGGCGGGGCGGTTTCAGGCAAATAGGCAATTCCGCGGTCTGTCAGCGCGTGTGGCGTCGGCGTCCAGATAAAATGCGCGCTCGTCAGCGTAGGCTGCTCTCCAGAAAACATAAAGCAGTGCGCATTAATATTGCACAGCGCGTCTAACGTTTCAGGATTTGTTGCGCACGCCCACACACGCTGCCGAGAAAAAAAGGACGGCGGGACAGGCGTAAAAGAGTGCCCGTTAATCTCTGCGTGGGGCAATAAAAATGCGCCGTTGTGGAAAACCACTTCGACGCATACGTGCCAGCCCGCTTTTAAAGTTTGTTCGACAAATTTTGGTGAATTCTGCAGCTCGTCGGGTCCGTTAATGTTTCCGTATCGCGCAATGATAATTCCTTCAAACTTAGCCCGTCGCCGCATATGTTCACCTTCTGCGTTCGTGCAAAGGTGCCATGGTACACCGCGGTCAGAATCGCGTCTAGCGCGTCAAAGAACTTTTGCGGCGATTAGACAGCCGCGAGCAACAGCGTGCAGCGGGTCTTTGGCGTGACGCACTTCGCTGACTGGGAGCGGAAACTCATTGTCAGCAAGTTTCTTCTGAAACAGCGCAACAAAACCCGCCGCCTGTGATGTTCCGCCGGCAATGACAACCGGCAGCGGATTCTTGAACTTCGGCAACAGCTTGTGGCCCGTCATAGCAGCGGCAAGATTCTTTGTTGTGTAATCGATCAGGCGCTCGTAGTAGCTCGACACAGCCGCCAAAATTGGATTGTCATTCTGTTCGCCAATCACAAACTCGCCGTTCTCTTTTTCAGCCTGCACCACGCTATCTGGTTCGCCAACGGCTACAGCGGTCATGCGATCAATCCAGTCGCCGGACTTTGTGGTGCTGAACATCACCGTAGGCTCGCCGTTGAGCATAACGCAGCAGTTCACCATGCCGGCGCCACAGGAAAGCGCTACGCCGGTGTAATCGTCGCTCTCTAGCTCCGAGTAGCACAGCGCTTCGGCCTCATTGATGGCTCGCGCGCTGTAGCCGCATTCAGCCAAAATAGTCCGGACCACGTCTTCGTGGTAGCCGACGTCAAAGTCGTCGTCGTCTTGGTCTACAGGCTGCGCTGGAATGCAGAACACGAGCTTCTCATTTGGCTCGTCGGCCTTGCCACAAACTTGTTTCAGAATGTAGGCGAGTACGCGCTTCGCTTCTTTTTCTTTGCTCGACACGACGCCGCGGTACATCGGACGCTTGGCGGAGTCGTTGCGCTCGACAGCTTTCTCAATAGCGTCTTGGCCCAGAATGATAAACGTGCCGTCGGCGTCTTTGACAAAGACTTTGCCCTGCAGGCCCTTTTCGATCATTTTCGTGGCTACAGGGGTCGTAGGCTTAATGACGTAGAACGCGTCCCGGAACTCTTTGTACTGAACGTAGTCAAACGTCTCGTCACCCGTGAAACTCGCGGGGGCAGAAGAGTTCGCGGCAAGAACAATAAACGAGGTACCGACGTCGAGTCCTTTGGCCATGTCATTTACCCTTTAGTTGCGAGAGCCGAGATACCGATTTATTGATCGTGTCTTCGGTCGTCGTGGTTGTGCCCAGCTCAGCCGGCGAGACGCGTTCAAGTCCTTTGGTGCTTATTTCTGTGACGACCTTGCTGGTATCGATATCAATCTTGGCTGTTTTAATAACTTCAGCCGGCGCAGCGGCCCGATTTTTCGTAAAAAATCCCGGCTGCCGCATTTCCGGCTGAAGGTTGTTTGCAGACGAGTTATACAGATGCCGACCAATACCGTCGAGGCGCGCAATCGTGTATCCGATAAGTACGCCTGCAAACCACGCGGCGACAACTACAGTTAATAAATTGACGCCAATCATAGTATACCACAGCTTAAATATCGGTAAGGGGCTCGGGGTTGCGCTCTTCGTTATAGCGAAGTATTTCCTGCGCGTCGAACACATCTGGCGCGCATTTGGCTGCGGCGTGAATATCGTACGGCTGCGGATAGTGCCGAAGTAGCGCTAACGCCTCTTGCCGAACAACCTTGGGAATTCTCTTGAAGCCGTCTTTATTGTACGGACTGATTAAGCGCACAAGAAAGTCATGCACGTTAACGACCGACCGGGTGCGCTCATAGGGCAGTGTCATGGTGTCCAAACCTTACTAGGGTCTACGTTACCTTTAGTGAACACAGGAAGAGTCTCGCATACCGGAAACATATCTTCAAGCCGCTCAAAGACGGCCTTGTCTGCCGCGCCAATACCCTCGGGCATGTCGTCGATCCAGATATCTATTTTGTAGCCCAGCGCCAGCGTGCGGTCGCGTTTGGGAGAATGATTGCAGAAAATCACGTCGTGCAGCAGGCTGTACGTCTTCTCGCCAAAGACAGAGAACAGCTCGCGCCGGGTAAAGGCGCTCTCCGTCCGGCCGGTCACGCAAAGAACTTTGTGCCCGCGTCGAACAGCGTGCCGGATAAAAAATCGCCAGAATTCGACGTCACTGGTAAACGTGCGGTCGAAGTCTATGGCAATCGTCGTATGCCGAAACGGCGTCATGCCCGTTACTTGCTCATGTATTTTACGGCGACGTACGTGCCGATAAACGCTCCGCACGCGAGCGGAATAAGGTAGATCGGGTTGTGTAGATAGCTCATGACGCCATACGCACCAACGCTGTACATAACGGCGCTGATTCCACTGGCTGCAAGCGGCCGCTGCTTGCTGACGCAAATTACGTATAAGGCGTACAAGATGTCAAACAGCACGTACACAAAGAATACGGTAATCGCGCGGAGCCAGCTAAAGTCTTCCATGCGTCACTCGCGGGTGTACTTCTGCATCTCGGGCGAGTATTCGTCGAGCTGGAAGACCGCCTTAAAGATGTCAAACAGCTTTTCAGAGCGCAGCGTCACCATAACGCTCAGACCAAGCAGCGCGTTAGAAAGCTCGTCTGCTGAAAACTCTTCTCTTTCGAGCACCGCGCCTGCTAGCAATACAAGGTCGTCTGACACAGCCGTCAGGTTCGTGATTTCGTTTTCTAAGTCAAAACGGTCTGGCATGGCTTTGTCCTTGTTGTTAAAAGTCACGGTAATTACCTTCAAACAGCCGGCCGCGGGTGAGAACAAAAGCGAACGTGGTCATGCAGCCGAAAATAGCTGCGACAACGCCTACGACCATTCCCGCATATTTAAAAACCTGCAAAAGCTGCTGCCAACTGTCGAACGTCCACAAATATGACAGCCCAAACCAAAGTACGCAACTCAAAAACCACCACGTGAGCAACAGCGCAGAAATACGCGCGCGTCGAGAATCAAGTTTTTCTGTCACGTTTTCTTCTTCAACAGCGATCGCGCGTACTCTCGGGTCAGTAGACCAGCTAAGGGCTGACAGGCGTGTTCCGGCAGTCCAACGATTTTCAGGCGACATGTTTAACGTCTCCTGCGCCCAACTCGCCACAGGTCGAGACACAATACCGTAATTACGACAACCACAAGCCCACAGCACAATGCAATCGCGGTTGCAATGGCCACGGGGACAGTCATGTTTGTAGCCCCAAAGAATTTGTCGTGAAGGTCCATAGCTGCCCGAGTAGGATTCGAACCTACAACCTACAAATTAACAGTTTGCCGCACTACCGTTGTGCTATCGGGCATTGTTTTATTCCTTGGCGGTCGACGTGTTGAGCGCCCGGAAAGCGTGTGCCAGAGTATCGCCTAAAATCTGCCGAATACGTTCACAGTCTTCGTAGCTATCTTGCAGCTGATCTTCGTAAAAAATACGAAGGTACGTCGCTTCAACGGGATTGTTGATCATCAGGGCGTCAAGTTGTGCGAGCCGCGTGGCGTAGTTCTTGATAACTTCTTCTTCTAGCTTTAAAGCTTCGCCTAGTGCCGTTTCAGTATTCCGACACAGCGGAAACTGTTTGCCGCTGGAATTTGGCAGATTAAAGTGCAGCCCAAACAGCCGATCTAGAAACTGCTGGACATGCTGCATTTCTCCCTTAGCAGATTCCGAGAAAAACTCTCGATATTCGGCGGCGTGGATGCCGATTACAGACGACGCGTGATAAAGATAGAACTGCAGATGCGTCCACTCGTTCTGTAGGTCCGCGTTCATTAATTGCAAAAAGTCGCTGAGCGTCATGATATGTCCTTAAAGCGTGCTGCCGTAGATAGCCGGGCAAAACCGCTCGATACAGTGCGGCATGCGCCAGTCATTTGTAAACGAAACCCGATGCGCGTTATACCACCACTCTTTTGTTCTCGCAACCAAACGATCGCGGTGGACGATCATCTGAGCGCCAGCTGGAAACAGAAAGTTTTCCGGTACTGGTTCGTTGGGAAATATTTGCGGCCAGACTTCCGCAGTGCCTAAATCACACAGTCGGTGCGGGAGCGCGTTCCATGTGGCGTCCCATGTCGGGCCGAGCCAGCCGAGCTTCTCTTTTTTTGCAATAACCGATTGGGCACGCGGAATAGGGTCAGCGCAGTGGTCAAACGGACGGCCCTGTAAATAAATGGTGTAGTCAGCGTGCGTGGTCGTCAAGTTATGCCACAAAAACGTTTCCAGATCGCGGCCGATGTTGGGGCGCGGAATTGTGATAATAGCGCGCTTTAGCGGGCCATTCTGTAATGCTGGCGTGCCGCCTTTGTCATATACAAAGATGCGCCACTCGTCTGGGATTGTGGCCAGCCAGTCTAGCGGCTCTGAATACCGCGCCACCACAACATCGACAATCATGCGAATAACCCGTCAAGGTATTCAAGCCATGTCGGTTTTAATACGGCCCAATCGAAGTTTCTGCTGGTTTCTACGGCCGCAAAGTGCATCTTAGCATACAGCGTGTGGTCGGCCTGAAGGGCCTGAATAACTTCTACCGCTTGCTCTAAGAACGCGTTTTCGTCGTACGGCAGCACACCGCCGCCGCCAAACTCAGCCAGCTCGTCAAACACGCCCGCTGCGGTGCCTAAGACCGGCACGCCGGACGCTAACGCCTCAAACGCCGTGCACGGTTGGCCCTCCTGCAGCGAACAAAACATCAGCAGGTCGATGTCTCGATACATCTGGCTGGTGGCCAAATAATGAATGTCTTTCTGGAACTGCGGCGCGTATAACGTCATGCCGGTCTTTTCAGCCGCGGCGATCGCAAGCCGGCCACGTTTGCTGTCAAAGTCGCGGTGATCAAACCGCTCTAGACGGCCAAAATAACCTAAACGTTTTACTTCAGTCGACATCGGCCTGACATATTCGCGCGTGTGCAAGCCCATTGGCAGAATTGTCGGCAGCCGTGATACGCCATACGCAATCGAGGTCGTCAGCAGCTTCTTGCCCACGACAGCAAAACCGCGCAGGTCTGCAAAATGCTTTGGCGATCCGACGTAGCCGTTGAGTTGGTCAGCGCGTGCCTTCTCAATCGGGCTGGATATGTCGAAGTCGTGGTGGGCGAGCCCGACCAGTTTTTCGTTGGGCACGCCGTACGAGCTGTGCAGCGCAAAAGCACCCGCTGGCGTAGACCAGAACAAGTCGTACTTGTCGATCAGGTACTTGAACGTCTCAGCTGTGTAGACCTTCGACCAGCACATGAGGTCGCAGTCATATTCGGGGTACAGGCATTTACGCAGCGAGTTGTGGATATTGCCAAATGCCCATTCCGAATCAACAAAAAACAGAATCCGGCGCACGCGAAGCTCCTGTTACGTCACGTTTGTCGAAACTAAATAGCGCTCGTCAATTTTGTCGGGTGCCGGCGGGGTCCACATGTCGCCGTATGGCATATTCCAGCAGTCGGCTTTGAAACGCCAACCACGGTCTGAGCTTGGGTCAATATCGCCTTTTTTGTGAAATACTGCTTGCTCGCCAAACGCGGCTTTGGGCATAAAGCCAGCGATCCACATCTGGCTGAAATCTTTGAGAATGCTCGTAAAGCAGTAGAAGTCACACTGCTGCCGCGTGTTGTACGACGCCACAGTGCCGAGGTATTCCGGCTTGGGCGCTACTGTACGAATCTTAGTCTTGTTGTCAATCTTGCCGAAACGCAACGGATGCACGAGGTCATAGTCGTGCTTCTCGTCGTCAGGCGAGAATTCGAGGTCGTAAAACTCGCGCAGGCAGACTTCGCACACCAAGCTTGCCAGCGTTCCAGCGCCAGCAGTAATTGAGTTGCGAAGATGTGTTCGGCCAGTTTGCGCTTGAATTTCAGCGCGCATTGTCCGCTCACGTTTTTCTGCGAGCTTGATCTGCTTTGCCGCGGGAAACAGTGTTAACATCATGTGGTTGACTCCATTCAACGCACATAAATGTATCGCGGTCTAAATAAGCCGGCAACAGCGTTTTCAGAGTTTCTTGAGTATTTTTGATATCAATGGATGGCGCACAATGTCGGCGTTATCGAAACGGATTGTGCCGATTTCGCCCACGGACTGCAGCTTCTTCACGACATCCATTAAAGGCACGTCGCGCGAATACAGGTCACTCTGCTCTGGGTCACCAGTGATAATAAATTGCGTATTCTGCCCAAACCGGCTCAGAAAGAGCTTTAGTTGCATGTAGCTCGCGTTCTGGGCTTCGTCAAAAACGCAAATAGAGTTATCGAACGTTCTACCGCGCATATAGCACAGCGGCGCCAGCACAATAGCTTTGTTGATGACTTCCCGCTGACCGCCGCCTCGTCCAACCATGACTTCGAGGGCGTCATACAGGGGCTGCATGTACGGGTTGACTTTTTCACCAAATGAGCCGGGGAGAAATCCCAGCTTCTCGCCCGATTCGACAATGGGGCGTGTAAGAACGATTTTCTCGCATTGGCGAGTCAGCACGGCGTTGATCGCGTATGCCATGGCCAAGAATGTCTTACCGGAGCCCGCTGCCCCGAGCAAAAACGTCACCAGCTTATCTTCCATTGTCTTCCACGCAAGATTCTGTGTTTCTGTACGTAATTCAATGTTAAGTGGTGTATAAATATTCTGTGCCTGTTTCTCCTGTTTTTGTTCTTTTCGTTGCACCCGTGCCGCCTTGCGAGAGTTGCGCGCCATGCGATGGTCCTCATAAGAGTGGTTAGAGACATTGACTAACCCACCGCTATTTTAACAAACGCGCTTAACGACTAAACGATACTATTCCACACGAAAGAAAAATTCATGTTGAAAATCTTGACTTACGTCACAAATGCTGATCATTCAAACTTACGGCAGTTACGGCAGAAACTCCCGATTGAGTTTGTGCCTAATCTTATTGCGTGGACCGGGAGCTTTTACGCCAAAGCCTTCGGCGTCCACGAGTTTGTCAAATCACTGCCGGACGACGACATCATTGTGTTGTTAGATGGCTACGACGTTTTGCCATTCAATGGGTGCACGGCAGAAACACTGCGCGACGCCGTAGAGACGCACTTTGATTTAGACAAAGTCACGTTCAATGCCGAGACAAACTGTTTTCCGGCCGCAGAGCTTGCCCAAAAGTATCCCAAAGCGCCCGGTAAGTGGCGTTATCTCAATGCTGGGCTTTATGCCGGTAAAGTCAGCGCGGTCAAACGCATGTACGACGAGATGCTCGAAGACATCGTACGGGTCGGCGACGACCAGCACGCGCTGTCGTTGCTGTTCTTATCGCAGCCGGGTTTACTCGCGCTAGACTACGAGTGTCGGGTGTTTCAGTCGTTGTACAACGGTAGCGTCGGCGCTGGCGTTAATATGCCAGACTTCGTGATCGACGGCACGACCATTCGTAACAAACAGTTCGACACGACGCCGCTGCTGTTTCACGGAAACGGTTTAATCAACATGGCGAGTCTTATGCCGTGTTTTTAATTACTAGCGCTTGGCGACCTGAACAGGACCGCCTTGAACCGGCGGGCCGTTCATGGGAACACGCGAGGGATTGCCAACAGGCATGCGCTGCGGAATGCCCTGCGTAGCGCGGTTCCACGACGCTGTGTCGTAGTCGCGGCTAGCGTTGTTGATCGCCTGCATGCGCTGTCCAATATTAGCCACTTCGCCGCCGGCACGGGCACGGTCAGCGTTTAGTTGCTGCACTTGCGCGATGTTCTGCTCGTTAGCTCCCGGCTTATATCCCGGAGCATTGCGCATCTTGTTCGCGCGATCGAGCAGCGCATTCGCTTGATCACTGACCTGCTTGTAGTCAGATGTTACACCGCCATTAGCGCGCACACGCGCGTTAAGCTCAGCCAGCATCCTCTTGGCTTGCGACGAATAATCTTCGGCGGTCATTGCCGGTTTGGCTGCGGGAGTAGCGGCCTGTGTCGGGGCCATCTTTGGCGCAGCAGAGGGTCGAACAACCGGCGTGTTTGCCGGAGCAACGGGCGTTACCTGCCCGGGACGCGTGCCGCTAGTAGTAAGCGTGTGTTGCGGCCGCATACCGTCAGGTCGCGCTAACGAAAGCGTAGGAACAGGCATGCTGCCTACGGCGTTCGCCTGCATGGGATTGTCTTTCATATCCCAGCGACGACCGGTAGGGCTCGTGCCAGTCATGGGCGCCTGATTAGCCGAGAAACCGCCCGTAAGGCTTTTAGCGGCCGCGGGTGCCGGAGCTGCTGGGCGATTGACCATTGGCTTCGCGACCGGCTTGGCCTGCATAGAAACGTTATGTACGGCGGGATTAGCTAACGACATTGTCGGCGAACTGCCGCCGGACATAGAGCCGCCAGCGCCAGACGTTAACACATTGTTTGCGTCAAACGGAAACGCGGCGCTCTTCACAAGAGCCCGCCCAAAGTCGTACGGAGTAAGCATGTTGTCACTTTCATGGTTAGAGGTGTAAGCCGAAGTTTTTTCCTGTTTTTTCTTTTTCTTGCCGCTGCCAGCAGGCCGGCACGAATTGTTGCTATATGGCGCTTTACCCGGAACAGGCTCGTAACCCTTCCAGCATCGGGCGGCCTTTTCCAGCTCCGACGAGATTGCCCGCAAAGCACCGGCCTTGGCCATTGGCGTCTTAGCTCCAGTAATCATCGGAGCCATCTTGGAAATCACGCCCTTGTTTTGCGTCAAAAAGTGATACATCTGCTCAGCGTCTTCGCGTGACAGCCCGGGATTCTTACCCATTAACATAGTAACGCCAAACTCGGGGCTTAGATTGCTGAGCTGTTCAATCTGGGACATCATGTCGCCATTCTGGTTGCCACCAAATAACCCCATAAGGCTGTTGGCGCCTTGGCCGACCATTCGCCGAGCGCCGTCACCAAAGTAGCCAGAGCCCGCGGCGCCAAGACCAAGCGCGCCCAAACCAAGAGCGCCCGTCGCGAGACCTTTGCCGCCGCCCATGTAAGCGCCAAGGAGCGCGAGCGGTACGCCAGCGGCTGCGGCGTATTGCATCTCTTTCGGAATACCGCCTAAAAATCCGCCGCCCGAATAGTTTTGAATAGGCCGCGGCATTTGAGCGCCGGGAGCCACAGGCGTATAAACGTCGTCTTGCGGATCGTTGCTGCCGCCCGTAAGGCCAGTTGCGCGAGCACCGCCGTATAGTACGCCGCTGCCGACACCGACATTTCGTAACGACGAAGGATTTTTAGCCGTCGGCGAAATTATTGCGTCGCCGAGTCCCCAACCTGCGCCAGCGGGCCGGTTTTGTCCGCGCATCCGAGCCACAGCATCATCGCCCATGTTTAACGCGTTACGGCTTACGTCTGTCGTAAACTGACCAACGCGGCCGACGCGAGATGTTACAGGAGATAGCGTTTCAGTTACTTTTTTACCTACTGATTGCGCTGTTGGATTGTTGTATACCGCAGTGCCGGCGTCGCCCATGACTTTGCCGGCCGCAACAGCCTGATCTTTTGTTGCTTCGCCAAGAGCGCGGGCAGTGGATTTGCCAGTCGCTTTTGCAGCCTGATACGCGCTCGTTCCGGGGCTGACCATCTTTTTTCCAAAGTCCAGCGCAGTCGAGCCGCCGCGAACAGCGAGGTCTTTCGCGCCACCAAGCAGCGCTTTGAGGAATTTACCTTTAACGGCTTCTTTTTCGAAATCATAGTGATAATGCGACATGTGGTTCTCCTTAACGAATGCGTTTGCCGGAAGCAGTGTATTTGGGACGAGGACGCCGCGGAGCCGGCTCGTCGAACATGTTGCGTACGGCAACAGGCAGCGTCACGGGCGACCGAACGTCAATGTGGTCATTGCTGGGCGCAATCCGCACAGGGTTTTGCAACACACCAGCTTGGAATCCAGCGCCGCCCAAACCTAACGTGCCAAGCGTCGGCACGCCGTAACCAAAATTACCAACGCGTTTTAAACCTTTGTCGAGCAGGTTAAAACCGCCGCCGACAATATTTGCGCCGCCACCAGATGCCGTTATGCCCTTACCGGTTGTTTTCGTGGCATAGCCGAGCATGCGAATAAGGTCGCGGGCGGTTTCATTTTTGATATTCGTGTTGGCCATTGCTTCGCCGCCACGGGTAATGGCTTGTCCAACCGGTTTGGCCATTTGCCCGGCAGAACCAAACAGTTTGCCGATGCCGCCCGACAAAGAACCAACACTGCGCATCAGACCGCCGGCAGCGTTATCAATGCCGCCAAGACCTTTGACAATCTTTTTGCCGCCGTGAAGCAAGCCGCCCAGAATTGGATTTAACGATTGCTTTTCAAACTGGCTGCATTGGCAGCCAAATTCAAATGGTGTCATAGTGTGTACTCTTACTTGAATTGTTCGTTAAGCCATTGTCTGTGCGCGTCGTCGTACGCTTGCGTATTCGTTGGGTCGAATGCGCCGCCAGCGCCGTAATCATGGAAGAACGTAGCCGAGCTCAGCGGATTCTGCGCGACAGTGTCAATGCCGGAGCGCACTGACTTGCTTATTGACGGCAAATAGCGGCCGCCAGCTACAGGCGACCGCATACCCCAACCACCTGCGCCATTAGACAGCGGATTCTGGAGTCCGTGTTGCCACGATTTGTACTGGAAACCGCCGGGAAGTATTTGTTCAGCGCCTTGAACAAATGAGCGCTGCGCGTTACCAACAGCTTGGGCGCCAGAACGCGCGTAGTTGTTAGCTGCCAGCGCTGCATTGTCGAGCGAGCTGGAACCCATTCGGCGACCGGCGGAGGCCAGTGTATTCGTGACGGCGCGTGCTCCGCTACTGGTAGCTTGCCGGGCGGCAGATCGCGCAGCTTGACCAGCGACGCCCTTTGCCGCAGCACCGGCTACACCCTTTGCCGCACCAAGCGCACCACGGCCAGCGACACCAAGAGCGCTACCAGCTCCGGGGAGAAAACTTACGGTGCCCATCGCGGCCGAGCCGAGCGCACTACCAAATCGCCCGTTCCAGAGATGGCGGCCAGTATCGAGGACGGCTGTGGGAACGCCAGTAAATGGGTTTGAATACAGCGCCGCGTCCGCCACCATGCCGCGATTGTCGGCATCGAGAATGTGCGAAAGGCCCTTTCCAAATGCTAGTTGTCGGCCAAACTGCCCCCACGTGCGCTCTGGAACATTGGGGGCGCCTTCCATGACGGCAATTTTGTAAAGCGATAACGCCGTAAATGCTGGCGGCATGAGCAGACTCGTTGTTAAAAATGACACTGCCCGCCGTCACAACAGGTCTCATTAATTGTGCGGCATTGGCTACAAATTTGTTTCCCGCGAATCTCTACTAGTGTACCCGCACAGACGTAACATATACAAGCCAATGTTGTTTCTGTAGCGCCGCGTTTGTGCCGAGGAATATACGGGCAATTGACGCATTTGCGCCCGCAGCACCGGCCCCAAGACAGCAGAGTTTGCCGAGAAAGCGGCTCTGAACCGTTATTTCGCGCACTCATTACAGCGGCGCAACCGTCAACGCACGCTCGTAAACGACGTACACTTCGGCATACGCCACACCCCACGTTGCGTCGTGAGCGAGGCTATTAAAAAGCTCGTCGGTATCGGCAGCGTCTAGCCGGTGATTCCAAGCCCGGGCGTGCGCCCATTCGTGTAAAAGCACGCCAATCGCCCGATGTTCGTCAAGCTTGCTGTCGACCTGAATATGAAAGTGCTTGCCGTGTTTCCAGCAACGCCCTTCAAAATTCGTTAATTTAACGCGACGAACGCTAACTGGGTACGCCGCGGGGCACTTTTTTTTGAGCGCCGACAGGAGAATCTTGTAATTGTAAAATTTGGCTGCCATGCCTGCTCTCCCTGTGGCGTCCTTGCCAGCAGGGCTTGATTATACAGGTATGACTATAGGTTGTCGCAGAGGGTTTTTTTGCGTTAATTTACGCCTAAAACATCGACCCTTCGAAGTTTTGACGCTGGGCTTCCCACTGCGGATTGGGTGGTTTTGGCGCCGAGTTAAAGGTGTTGGGATACGATTGATTAAGCGGCCGGGTGCCCCAATTGTAAACACCCTTGGCGACTTGACCGGGTAAAGCTACTGCGGCGTCTGCTTTCGCGCCCATGCGAGAAAAGAAACCGCCTTGCGGCTGGGCTGGTGCTGCGGGTGTCGAGGGCATTTCTGGCGTTGTCGGGGCTTGGGGCGGTGTCGGCCCGTCGTCGTGGGCCTCTAAAAAGTCCTCGTACGACATTGTCCCCGCGTGACCGCTGGACTGGTATTTGTTGTACATGTCGTCAGCTTGTTTAATAAACTGCGCGACCGACTGGCCGAATTGAAATGCGTTCATAGTCAACTCACTTGTTGTGATTGCGTTTCAGCTGAGCAAGTACGACAGCGGCAGCTTCTTTCACTTCCTTGTCGTC